ATCGTAATGTTGAAGAATATAATGGTGATTTTAATAGTTTTCTTCCAAAATCTGATGTAGAAAAATTAATTGCTTATAATATTAACGATATTCTATCTACTGAAGAACTTTTAAATCGATTAAAAGGAGAAATTGATCTTAGGTTAGGAATTGAAAAAAGCCTTGGTGTTAATGTTTTAAATCAAGATGGAGTTAATCTTGGTGTAGAAGTTATCAAAAATAGTTATCTTCGGGATACCGGTAAATCATGATATCAAATTAAAGATCTAAGAAGTCCATGTTCGGAAATAGATCTAAAAGATATATATTTCGATTTTATTAAATTTGATACTCCTGTATTTCAACAGTTCTATAATGAATTATATAAAACTCATATAAATCTTGATGCGGAAAAACTCAAAAACACTTCAGATCGATGAAAGAAAACATTACATGTTGGAGAACTAGAAATAACATATTCTTTAGGTGGAATACATACAAAAAACAAACCAGAAATCTATAAAACAGATGACGAATGAATCATAATTGATTCAGATTGTGCGTCAATGTATCCAAGTGCAATTATAAACTTTGGATTATATCCTCAACATCTTGGACCGGAATTTTTAAGTACTTACAAAAAGATTCGAGAGGATAGAATTAAAGCTAAACATAATGGTGATAAAATTATGAATCAAACGTATAAATTAGCACTTAATGGTATTTCTGGAATGTTACAAAATGAATATAGTTGATGTTATGATCCAAAGACAGTTCTTAAATTACGATTAAACTGTCAATTGATGTTATTAATGTTAACTGAAAAATTAATAACACTTGGTTGTAAAATTGGACAATTGAATACAGATGGAGCTTTATATTTAGCTCCAAAAGCTAAATTTGAAGAAGTAATGGATGTGTGTAAAGAATGAGAAAAAATTACACAATTCCAACTTGAACACGAATATTTTGAAGTATTTTATCAATATGCTGTAAATGATTATATTGGTGTATATAAAGGATATTCGGAAACACATGATCCAAAATTAATTAAGACCAAGGGAATGTTTATTCGAGAACCGCAACTTGGAAAGGGAATGGCTCCTCAAATTATTGCAGAGGCATTAGTGCAATATTTTGTAAATAATGTTCCTGTCAATGATACGTTATATGCATGTAATGATATTAAAAAGTTTTTAACATTTCAAAAAGTAAGTCGTGATTTTAGTGTTGAATATAATGGAGAACTTTTAACTCATATTAATCGATATTACATGTCTACCAATGGTTATAAAATTAGAAAGTGTAAAGTCGATGAAAATGGCAAACGATTTAATTATCAAGATATATGTGCAACATCTGGAGTAACAATTTTTAATGTTTTAAAAGATATTTCTCCAAAAGACGCACATATAAATTATAATTGATACCGTAATGAAATTTATAAAATAATTTATGCTATTGAAGATAGTTTAAATCCTACAATATTTTAATGAAATTAGATTTAAATTTACTTAAAAGATTGTTAACAATTGATCATCCATCTAAACAAGAGTGGCCAATGTTAACAGCAATTATTAACGAATGCTATAGGATACCTGGATTAGAATTTGAATTAGATAACTATTCTAATTTATTAATAACAAAAAATATAACTAATCCTGATTATTATGCATGCGTTGTAGCACATACAGATTGTGTAATTCCTCATTCAAACAAATCTGTTAAAATTAAAGATAATAAAATAACTGGTAGACATTCTGTTACTAATAAGCAGATTGGATTGGGTATGGATGATACAGTTGGAATTTGTTGTGCATTACAATTACTAAAAAAACATAATAATCTTAAAGTCTGTTTTACTACGGAAGAAGAAATTGGTTTTAATGGTGCATATGAAGCTTCAGAAAATATAGATTTTTTTCATGATGTTTCTTATTTCATTCAAGCCGATAGACATGGTGCCTCGGATTTAATTACATATACAAATTGTATATATTCTGCATCCGAATTGTGGTTAGAAGAAGCTACACCAATTATGGCAAAGTATGGATATTCAGAAGCTCACGGATTAGGTACAGATATTGGTGTATTAGCACAAGCATTAGAATTATCTGGAGTAAATATTTCTTGTGGATATTATAATGAACATACTGATAAAGAATATGGTGTAATATCTGAGATTGAGAATTGTTTGAACTTTATGGACGAATTGTTGGATAGGATTCCTCTTGACAAACAATACGAAATCAAAATTGCATATCATCCATATAATGTATATAATTCTAGTAAGCACGATTTTGATTATTATGATTTAAAGACTAAAGAGGATCATCCAACCGATGAAGATTGGATACCATGTAATACGTGTAGAGATTTTGATTGCATGAATTGTCCATACGGAGATTGGTGAAATCATAATACTTAATATGGATCGAACAAGTAGACAAAAACTTTGTTTAAAGCGATGATTGGAATCTGGCGGGCGTTCTTCTATAGTGGCCTGTACAGGATTTGGTAAAACAAGAGTCGCTTTAAACCTTATAGATGCATTTACTACTAAAAATTTAAATGCTCAAACTCTTGTTGTTGTTCCAACACAAGTTTTAAAAGATCAATGGATTGAACAAATTGATGAAAGAGGTCTTGGATTAAATGCAAGAGTAGAAGTAATAAATTCCGTAATTAAACAAAATTGAGCATGTGATTTACTGATAATAGATGAGGTTCATAGATGCGGTGCTCAACAATTTATTCAAGTTTTTGATAAAGTAGAATATAAATTTATACTTTGTTTAACAGGTACGCTTGAACGATTAGACATGAGACATCTTCTTATTGAAAAGTACGCTCCAGTTTGTGACAGAATAACACTTGAAGAAGCTGAACAAAATGGATGGGTTGCTTTACACAAAGAATATGTAGTAATGCTTAATGTCGATCTTTCTGAATATAATGAAGCTAATGCTAGATTTAACAAAGCCTTTTCTTTTTTTGATTTTGATTTTGGTATTGCCATGTCAGCAGCTACTGATTTTAAAATTAGAAATAGGATTGCAAAAGAAAAGCACGTAGAAACAAAAGTTGTAACAGCAATGGCGATGGAATTTGTTAGAAACTTAAAAAAGAGAAAAGAGTTTATAGCAAATCATCCTAAAAAACTTGAAATTACTAGAAAAATAATTGAAGCTCGAAAGGATAAAAAAATCTTAACGTTTTCTTCTACAATTAAACAGTCAGAATCGATTGGTCCAGGTTATGTTTTACATTCTAAAAAATCAAAAAAGCAGAATCAAGAAACCATTGAAAAATTTAATAGAGATAAATGTGGAGTAATGCATACATCTAAAAGTGCCGATGAAGGTGTAGATATTGCTGGTATAAATACGGAAATCATATTAAATACAGATTCTTCAAAAATTCGTCGTGGACAACGTGTTGGCAGAGCAATCCGAGCAGAAGAAGGTAAAGTTGCAGAAATTTTTACTTTAATTATTGCAGGAACTCAAGAGGTAAAATGATTTTCAAATAGTAAAACATCTAAAGTAATAACAATTAACGAAGAACAGCTTGATAAAGTTCTAGCTGGCGAGGAAATTGAAACTCGTGAAAGAACTTACACACAAGATATTAAATTTAGATTTTAACATATTCCAACGTATTAAAGTATATAAAATACTATAAAATGATTGTTGTTAAATTAATTTAAAAATTTAACAATATTTTTGGAATTAAATACAATTTTAAATTTGATGATTGCGTATAATCTTTCTGCAGATGAATTACTTCTTGTGTATTTAACGTTTCTTGCACAGGAAGAAGAAGGACATCCAGAATATTTTGCAAAATGATTTTCTAATGGTGGACAATCTAAACTTAAATTATTGTTTGAGTCATTAAAGGAAAAGGGAATTATTCATAAAGATTATAATCCAAAATCTTATAATCCTGATGATATTGAATTTAATAAAAACTTTTTAAAAGGATGATTAAAAGGTTCTGGAGAAATGGGTATGGAACTATTTCAAAACTATCCTCCATATTTAGTAGCAAACGGTAAGAATTATCCCCTTAAAAATATAGCAAAAAAGTTTAATTCATTAGATGAATTCTTTTTTCACTATGGTAGTCAAATAAAACACAATCCAGAAAAGCATAAACAAATTATGGAAATATTGGATTGGGCAAAAGCAAATAATAAAATAAATACAGGTATATTAGAATTTGTATGTAGTCATGGTTGAGACAATTTGCAATATCTAAAAGATCACCCACAAGAAGGACAAGTGGAAAGTACATTTAATGTATATGAAACTATATAATGACAGAACTTGAACTTTTATGAACTCTTATAGAAAAGGGTAGAAAAGGAGATAATATAGGTATTTCTACAGGATTGTCCAAATTAGATAAACTTATAGGCGGCATTCAGCCTCATAGATATTATTTATGTGGAGCAAGTTCTAGTGTTGGAAAAACATCATATATCTTATTTATAATGTATAATATACTTAAATCCGAAAACAAAGACAAACCAGTGTATTTTCAATACTATAGTCTTGAAATTGGGGCAGATGTATTATTAGCAAAATTAATGAGTTTGTATTGTGCAGAGGAATTTGGAGTATATTTAACTGTAAATGATATTCTTTCATTTGAAAATCCAATTTCTGATAATAACTATGGTTATTTAAAAGAAGCTAAAAAGTGATTATCTACAATAATTGGATATATTGACATTGTAGACACAAGTGTAAACGCAGATGTTTTGTATGCCAGAACACTTAAATTTGCAGAAACCATTGGACATTTTGAAGAAATTGAAGGTAAAAAGAGATATATTCCCAACAATCCAAAACAAATGACAATTGGAATAATTGATCATTTTGCTTTAATGAACGTTCCGTCTGGAAGAACACTTAAACAAGAAATTGATTTAGCGTCTTCGTATATGGTTACATTAAAAAGAAAACTCCCAATGTCTTGATTTGCATTAATGCAGCAAAATAGAGAGTCTTCTAATATCGAACGACGCAAATTAGATTTAAGCGAACCAGGACTTAATGATTTAAAGGACAGCGGATCTCCGAGTCAGGATTCAGACGTAGTAATGCAATTGTATTTTCCATTTCGTGAAAAGTTGGCAACATATCGAGGTTATAGAATTCTTGGAGAACAAGGACTTGGACAAATCCATAGGAGTGTTATTTTAAGTAAAAATAGATATGGAATTGCAAATCAAGTAATTAATCTCGGATTTTATGGGTCAGTGGGATGGTGAATACAATTACCAAAACCAGAAGAAATAACAGATTATACACAATTTCAAACAGAACAAGGCAATATACCTTGCAAAAAAGAAACGTTAAATAAAAAAGATTTAGATACTCCAAAACGAGTAGAAGAAAAGAAAAATATAACATTTAGTTTTTAATGGCAAATCTCATAGCTATCGTAGGAGCTAGTGGAAGTGGTAAATCATCAAGTATTAGAACACTAGATCCGAAAGAAACTTTTATTATAAATGTTGCATCAAAACCACTTCCTTTTAAAGGATGGCGTAGTAAATATGCTATTTGAAGTAAGGATAATCCTAATGGAAATTATATAAATTCAAGCGATGTTTCAACTATAAGCAAAGTACTTAATTATATAAATACAAAACGTCTTGAAATTAAAAATGTAATTATTGAGGATTCACAATATCTAATGGCTTTTGAAGCAATGGATCGAGCTCAAGAAAAAGGATTTCAAAAGTTTACAGACATTGCACAAAAGTTTTATATTGTATTAAAAAATGGAATGGCAATGCGAGATGACTTAAACGTCATTGTAACATGTCATAGTGAAAACATTGGTACTCCAGACGAACCTCATTTTAAAATTAAAACATTAGGTAAAATGATAGATAATACAATTACTGTAGAAGGTTTGTTTACATATGTATTATTTACCGATATTAAAGAAGGGGAAGATGGTCAGTCTGAATATATATTTAAAACTCATTCAGATGGTACAAATACAGCTAAAACACCAATGGATTGTTTTGACAGCGATTCTATTCCAAACGATCTTCAGTATGTAATTGATAAAATTAAAGAATACAATGCTTAGAATATCTTTTGATTTTAATGAACATACAAATACTGTATCAAATGTTACAGTAAGCACAGGACGGCAACGTATAGATACATCGTCTGTACCAAATGTCGAATCGTCTGATATGCCAGATGTTGTAGTATTAGATAATAAATTACAATTATCTAAAAACGGAATGCAAAAATTAAACGTAAGACCAGATGATAGGATATCTATTCAGTACATCAGTACAGGAATAGGTAAAGCACAGCCTGTTATTGGAAAAGCGGAGGTTTTTACAGATCGCTTAGATGGCAATAGAGTAACCAAAAAAGGAACAGTTTCGTTTAGAGGTGAAAAACGTAATACACTTTTGGAATTTGGAACAGAATTTAATTTAGAAGAGTATAAAAATGATATTTGGAAACTAATTATGGTGGACAATACAACAACTGATTCCGATTTATCAGAAGAACAGGAATATATAGATGAATTAGATAAAACAGATGTTGATAAAGAAATAGAAGAACTAACCTCTTCTATTGATGAAGATCTACCATTTTAATTTAATTATAAAAAGTAATAATTTATGGGAATGTTTGATTTAGGCACAACAGCAGGCCTTAAAGATGCTGGAAAAGTTCTAAGTGCAGGAATTCATAATGCTACTTTTAAGAGTTTGGCATTTGATCACTTTACATCACAAGCTGGAAAGGAATATGATACGCTATTGTTAACTCTAGATGTAGATGGATATGGTGAATGAACACACCGTTTCTTTAATCCTGCAGTAAGAGACGGAGTAGAGGATCCAACTAGCGCACAAAGAACATCCTCTCAGTATGGAGAAAATCCGTCTAGAATTGAACACTTTATGGTGAGCGTTCGTCAGATAATTGATGCACTTGACCCCGAAATTGGAAACAAAATCGACAATGACAATATTGTTATAAATGGAAAAAAGGTTTCTACGCAAGGTCTTAATTTTACACAGCTTGCAAAGCTTTTAAGTATTTTGTCTGAACCGTATGCAAACACAAAGGTTGAAATTAAATTAATTCCTCAAAATACTGGATTTAATGATTTTCCTGGATTTCCTGCACGAATTAATAGAGCGGGAATGCTTGGTATTGCTTCTAGATTTATTGGGCATGATCTTACAATTTCGCAATCAGAACAGCGCAAAATAGATGCTGCGAAAAATACCAAACCCACTAACATGTCTCAAAGTACAGCTACTTTAGACGGACTTGCAGATACCCTCGGAGTAAGCGAAAATGACGATCTTCCATTTTAAATTTAATTAATGGGAGACTTAACATACGATTTATCAGAAACTAAAAATATTGTTGAAGAAGAACCTTTAACTAAAGAAAAAATATTACAGTTTGTTTCTGAAGAAATGATTTTTGAACATTATGGAGTCCCTATAAAAAAGGGACTCTTTTGTTCAAAATTAAGACAAGATCGTAGGCCAACCGTAGGTTTATATAGAAACAGACGTGGCAGACTAATAATAAAAGATTTTGGATCTAATTTTAGTGGAGACTGTTTTACTTACGTAATGGCATTATTTAATGTCTCTTATTATATGGCTCTTCAGATTATTGCTAATGATTTTGGAATAATAAACAGAACGGATTTATCTAAAAATCCTCCAAAATTAAAATATACTGGCAATACAATTGAAGAGAAAAAAACTGCAAAAATTCAAATACAAACACGTGAATTTAACCAAATTGAATTAAATTGATGATTACGATATGGAATAAGTAAAGAAACATTATCTAAATTTAAAGTGTATCCAGTAGACGCTATATGATTAAACGATAATTTATTTTTTCAAAATTTATCGCATCGATATGTATTTGGATATTATGGAGGAGTTAAAGACGATATAGAACAATGGCGAATTTATTGACCAGGTAATACGAAGTATAAATTTATTTCTAATTGAAAATCTACAAAAATACAAGGAGCACATATGATTCCAAAACAAGGAGGCGATTATTTAATTGTAACAAAATCCCTTAAAGATGTGATGTGCTTATATGAATTTGGAATTCCTGCAATAGCTCCATGTTCTGAAAATTTATTTTTAACTGATAATCAATATAAATTATTAAAAAGTAAGTTTAAACAGATTGCACTTTTATACGATAATGATATTCCAGGATTAGAAGCTGCAAAAAGAATTAAAAAGAATTATCCGGATGTAAAAATAATGATTATTCCAAGACATCTTGCAAAAGATATTTCTGATTTTAGAAAAGCTTTCGGATATAAAAAAACTCTAGAATTAATAAATAAAACAAAGGAATATTATGGCAAGACGTACTAAAAATATAGAATTACCCACTATTGATGAAATCGATACATTAAAAAAGAAACGTACTAGAAGTAAATCTTATAGTAGAACTAAAGGCCACAACTATGAAACAAAAATTGCAAAAGAATTAAGAGATTTAGGTTTTACTGAAGTTGTAACTAGCAGAAGTGAATCAAAATCAATGGACGATAATAAAGTGGATTTAATTGATAAATCTAATAAGCTTCCATGTAAAATTCAACTTAAAGCAACACAATCAATTCCATCTTATTTTAAAATTAGATCAGAATCAACAGTTAATCCAGAGGAATTTGTTATTATTTGGTCTAAACAAGAAAAAAGAGAGGTAAATATTGTTTCTGTTGGAGAAGCCGTAATTATGGATAAATCTTTATTTTATAAATTAATTAAACCTTATTCCAATAGTCAGAATTAATATATCATATGAAAAAGATAAAAATTACAATAAATAGTGATGATAGAATCATAATGATTCCAATGGAATACGATTCTGAAAAAGATAGTATTACAATTGATCAATTACAGATCGAACCACTTCCTGATAAAAATGAGGATATTTCTAAAGACATTGTATTCTCAATAACTCAAATGATAATGAATGTGTTTTCTCAAATAAAATAATATGAACAGAACTCCAATTTTATCTGGACTTTTAAGGTCGTTTTTAAAGGAAATCAATGATAAAAACGAAAACGAAATTATAAAAGAAATACTTTATGTAGATTCTTATATAACGAATTATAATAAATTTGTAAACTATCTTACGCCTGATTTACAGGACACATTAAATAAAGAAATAGAGCAACTAGTTACAGATGAGGTTTCTATGTTGTCTATTCGTCAGAATGATGATATGATGATATCATTTCTTCCTAAAGGTAAGGATCCAATTTATAATTATGACAATACGTGGAGTAGACAAAATCGACAAGTTGGTAAACCTGCAAAGATATTTCAAAAATTGTTAGTAAAACAATTTAAAACTCGAGATTGGGAAATATTCACTAATATTATAAAAGCAGGATTATGTAATTGTTTAAACTTTACATTGGTTAGTGGCGAAGACATTCGGTATTGGTATAATTGTGAGCATTATTACAAGTGTGATGGTACGCTTGGAAATAGTTGTATGAGATATGAATATGCTTCTAGTTATTTCGACATTTATGTTGATAATGCAAAAATGCTGATAACTCTTAAAGACGGGTTATTGACAGGTAGAGCTATTGTATGGCAAATGGGAGAAATTACGTTACTGGATCGAATTTACACATGCTTCGATTATCTAGAAAATTGCTTTATTGATTATGCTAAAGAACAAGGTTGGTGGATTAGAGAAAATAATAGTTTGTTAAGTACAGGTGACGATCAGTATTGGCTAACTCCTGATGATAATTATACATCTAGTGTTCGAAAAGTATTTAAACTAACTATACCAAAAGTATACGATCTTTTCCCATATATGGATTCATTTAGATATTATGATGATTATAAAGAATTATCAACTTGTGATATTTATGATTCATGTGTAGCGTTAGATTCTACAGATGGAATAATTACTCGTCCAGAAGTATTTACATGCGCATGTTGTGGAAATACTTATACAGGATATAATGGAGAATTGCCAGATGATATATATTGGTCTGAGAGAGATCAAGAATATTATTGTGGTGAATGTTGTTGGTATTGTTATAAATTAGAAGATTATATACCAAATACTGACAAGGGGACCTTAGTTTACGTATCCAAGTTAAATGTAGACTATTATCCATGGTCGTATGTAGAGGACAATCTTATTACAGATCCTGATGATGAAACAGAGGAGTCAATTGTGGAAATTGATGGAAAGTATTATTCTACAAACTATCCTTATATTGAGTATAACGAAGAAGAGCAGTGTTATGTATTACAATCTAATCCCAACTAAAGGTATTGAAGAAGTACATAAAGTACTAAATGCAAAATTAAATAATCACGAAATTAATGAATGGCGAAAAGGCTTAAGTTGGTCTGAAGCCATTTCCGTATTAAAAAAGCATTTATTAAAATTTGAACAAGGTAATGATTTTGATAATGATGGATTATTACATATAGCTCATGTTGCATCTCAAGCATTGTTAATAACAGAGATGTATAAATGTTATCCTCAAGGAGATGATAGAATATTACCACAAGCTAACAATCCTATTATTTGCTGTGATTTAGATGATGTAATATTTGATTTTACTGGTTCGTACGAAAAAAAGTTTAATGTAAAATTATCTGATTATTGGGAAGGCGATTATGATATGGCAACTAATCTAGAAAAACTAAAATCAGATA